GAATACGGCACATAATTGCCGCTAACATCATCTTCCATACAGCAATAACAATCCGACATATTATCGCGGTTAAATTTTAATCTGTTCATACCCAAGCCCTATCACTCCCATTAATTAATTTCATGTCTGCCAATCATTACGTGTCAGCTATTACTTAATCAATAGCTTATATGTTTGTGAAAAATTAGCCGCTGCCATGTCGCCCGTCTGCAATACCTCAACGTCGCCAGCGTCCGCGAAAATGATGCCGTCCGGCTTGGCAAGTTCGCGCTTGAACTCCGATGCTGTCATGTCGCCACGTGCGTTAAGGCCAATGCGCATCTGCCGCGAACTGATCAGGTGCAGCCCCTTTGACCGGCGCTTGTTGATCTCGTCTTGCGGGCTGATCATCGTCCGCACGCCGCCATAGCGGTTATTGTCGCGGTCCACATAGAGCGAGACAGCCTTGATCGGGCACTCCGGCTCGCTATCAACGTCCAGATAAGGCGACGGCGCGGGATCGACCAAAAACCCCGCCTTTGTGTAAAAGCAGGACAGCCAAGTCCCGTCTGGGCCGATATAATATTCCTCGTTGATGCGGATGCGGCGGCGCTTGTAATCCGACCACAGGTTGAACTTGGGCCGGTCGTCATATGTCTCAGTGTCGCGGGCCTGCACCCAGGTATCGGTAAGCACGTCCTCACGGTCAGGCCATTTGCGCTTGGCCTCGTCAAGGTCCATCCACGTCACGATACCCTGATAGGTCGCGTCGGAAAAGTCATACCGGCGCGAGTAAGGGTCAGCGTAGTGGCGATCCCACGGCACATTCGTCAGGACAGGATCAATGCCATCGCGGGTCTGCGCCGCGCCGACGAACACAATGCCCGTCCCTTCGACCTCCAGCGTCTCAAACGCCTCCGAGCGCTTGGCATCCCAGTCCTGATCATCGCACACATAGCGCAGCGCGTCGGTCGCAGCTTGGGCAGAGCCGTCATCCTTTGGCGTGCGCGGGAACGCCTTGGGGTCTTTGCGGGTCTGCGCCTCAAGCCCCTTGAGATAGTCCACCTTCCGCTGGATACGGTTGTAGATAACGACAGGCTGGCCGCGCTTCTTGAGGGCTGCGGTTTCCGCGCTGGTTAGCTGCTTGCCGTCATAATAATCACGGTCGCGCTCTGCTGCCTCGCGGGCATCGCGCATCGACATTTCTGCCTCTTCAAAGCGGCGCGTGTGATAACCCACGTCATAAGCCTTCGTTTCGTTCAGGCTACTTTCCATGCGCCATCGTCCTCATTGCCTCGCGTAAATGCACGGTCCCAGCGGTCTTTAGGTTTCGTATTGCTACTTGCTTTGGGCTTATAGCCTGTCCGACGCAACTCTTCCAGTGCATAGCGCAATGCGTCTATCGTGTGATTGTTCTTGTCGTCCAGAAACGGCAATATCTCTTCGGTCTGCGGATCAATCTTATAGCTGTATAGCGTCAATTCCTCTGCGACCTTTTTGCAGCGCGGATGAACCACGATGTCAAATGACCGAAGAAACTCAACGCCGTCCACAATGGACCCCGGCCCCTTTACCGCTTGGGTGATGCGGTATCCCTGCCGCTTCATGTAGCTTACCGTTTCAGGGCGGGCGCTGTCTGCGCGTATCAAAAACTTGCGCGATCCCTCGATAGTGTCGAACAGCGCAGGGGTCTTGTCTATCTCGCAGCCGATTTGCCACGCTTCACGGTCCACATAGAGCGTGCGGCCTTCGACATAGCAGCGCACCAGCACCGTTGGGTCAATGGCAAAGCCCCAGTCCGCCCCAAACCGGAATACCGCATCAGCCGGTGGCGTGAAGTCCTCTACCTTCCAGTTACGGAAAACGCGCGCCTCGCTGTTCATGCTGTAGCGGCCTTCCCAGACATGCAGAAACTTGTCAGGGTCGCGGCGGCGGTCATCCTCAAGGTCCGCCAGCAATTCAGCAGGCAGCCATGGATTATCGCACCAATTGGCTTCTATCACGATTGCGCCGCTGGGCGGGTTATCCCCACGCAACAGAACGTCAACCGGGTCTGTCGGTTTGGCGGGGTTCCAACTCATCCATATTTCAGAGCCGGGCTTGCGGATTGTCGGGCGCAACAGGTCAAGCGAGCGCTGGCTAAGCGACTGCGCCTCTTCCACCCATGCAATATCAAACCCCTCAAGCGATTTGATGCTGTCCGCCGTGTGGTTCTGCATACCCTGAAAGATGATGACGCCACCGCCAGGAGTGCGGATTTCGGCTTCCAATATCTCAAAGCTGGCGATGACACCCAGCTTGCGGATTTTGTCCTCCACAAGCAGCTTCACCGAGTTTTTAAGCGACTTCTGCACTTCGCGGACACAGGCTGCGCGCAAGCCGGGCTGCATGATGCAACGCTCTATCAGCATTTCCGCGAAGAAATGCGATTTGCCGCTGCCTCGCCCGCCATGGATGCCCTTGTATCGAGAGGGCTGCAATAGCGGCGCGAGTTTACGCGGGGTCGGGATTTGCAGGATCGACAATGACGCGCTCAATCCTCTGGGTGGTCTGGATAGCTGCACCATCCTTGCCAGTCAGTTCCGTGCCCTTCACTTCGCGCCAGTCAGCCGGGAAGCGAGCGGCCATCGAACGCGACCAGATAGGCGCGCTGATGCTGTTTTCGATCATGCCGGTCTGGCCAGCATCTTCCCACCACTGTTGGGATAATTCCATCGCGAGCGTAAAGGAGTCCAAAAACTCAGGGTGCGCGTTTGCCCAATTGTCTATGGTCACGCGGACAACGCCCATCTCTGCGGCCATCCATGCCTTTGATTTACCCTGCCTGCCCCATTCGATAACCTTATCGCAATAGGACGGATCATAGGACGTTGGGCGGCCACCCGGCATCAGTCATTCGTCCTTACAAAGCCTGTCCACGAAGCGGTCAGGTCGGTTGCGTTTGCGCTTACATAGGTGCAGCGGAAAACAAAGTCGGTCTTTTCCGGCAAGGGTGCTGGCGGTATCTGGATCCGCTGGAATGGGTTGCCATCAACGCTTACCTCATTGCTCAAAAAGTGCGCGCCGTTTTGCAGGCGGATCGCGGTGGCAAGTGTTGCATCCCTCTGTGTCGAAGGGCGATTGATCGAGAAGTTGTAAGTCGTGATGAATAGCGTCTTGCCAGCCGGGGTCGTGAAATTGCTGGAGCGCGTCGATCCAAAGCCAACCGGGATATGTGCGTAGGTCGTTCCGCCACCAGCGACACGGACAACGACAGTGCCCGCATTGGTGCCACCGGAGCCTGCTGTCTGGATCAGGCAGCGGTTGATGCGCAAAAGCTGCTGGGGCACCGCTACCGGCGTCGTGCCGTTGAGCGTTACCGTCTGGTTGAGTTCGACATAGTTTGCATCAAGCCCCTGTATCTGGACAGTCCGCATACCTGTGCCAGCCGCAGCGTCGGCAGCGCTGTCCGATACAATCTCAAGCGATGATGCTGCTGCCATCCATGGATATAGACCACCGCCCGACCACACGTCTTCTGGCGTGCTGTTGGTGTCGATGCTTGGATTGTTGCCAAGGCCAAGGCGATACGCGGTGCCGGGGATTACGCCTGCTGCTATGCCGGTGAAATAATCGAGCGACTTAATTGCGCCCCCTCCATCGACACGGAGCCTTGTCGGCTGGGACGCCGGGACAGATTGCCCGCTCCTGTCGTTGATCGCCGTTCCCATGTGTTTTTCCAGAACAACCGGCGGTCGCCCGCTTCCATCAAACAACCGCCGCGTCGTCCAGATGAGGGATCACCGTCCTTTCGCAAGGGTTGCAGCTATGGTGTATCAGCGGTTTGGGGATGATGCAAGGGTCATCACTTAACCCTCCTTGCGCGCAATATGCAGCGGTTGCGTATCCGAGCGATGACAGGCCCATGGACCTTGCGGACATGCTCATAGGCACGTTCTGCTTCGGCCAGTTCGGTTGCCTCGGCATTGCGTAGGTGGTCGCGCCAGTTGGTCACTTCTGCCTCTCCGTGACGAAATAATCTTTTACCTCTAATCCGCTCTCAATGCGCCCTACTATCTTGCCGTATGGCTCTCGGTGCGGGCTTGATGGCCACATGAAAACGGACGTGTAGGGGAATTTATCATTCATGATACGCGGATGAAGGTTGAGCCTATCGCGGTTGATAGGCTCGTAGAACTCTTCCCTTGTCACCCGCCTCATGCCATGGCCGCCCGAAGATAAAGCGCTTCGTCATTGATCTGGTAGATTGCGTCAGCATCGCTGTAGCGCTTCGTCTGATTGTTCACGTCCTGAACCGCGTAGTTGGTTGCCACGTCGATATTAAACGTCGAGCCCTTGAACACTTGATAAGCGCGGTAGGCATTTGCGTAATCTGCGAGCGCTTCAATGCGGGTCATGTCACTTCCTCCGTTGATGACACCCTTTTATCATTACCAACGGATAACGCAACAACTATTTTGCGTGTTGTGAGGTTATTTTCGCGAGAGCCGCGCGAAGATGCCCGAACGTGATCCTTGTTGCCGCTATGCTGTCATCAATTACCTCATCGTCATCCTTGTTGGTGATCGTGCAAGCATCGGCGAACGGAGCCAAAGCCTCCATCAACTCCCGCTTGTCAGCCTGTAGCTGTTCGATTGTGTCGGCGGCTTCTGCCTGCAAAGCCATCTGATTGCGCTGAGACAGCAGCTTGACCGTTCTCAACCGCTCTACCAAATCACTCATCACCGCCCCTCCCTATCAACCGCTGTAAGCTGGGTGTCTAGTTGCTCCATCCTTGGGCCTGTAGCCGTCCAGCAGAGCCTGCGTGAACGCTTTTGCCGATCCAGATGGCTCACGGTATCCAGATGCGTCCTTTGGCTTTTCCCAGCGCCTTACAGCGTCCGTGCTGGACTGGTGGAGTGCGGCGAACTCAGACAGCGACATGCGCAGCTGGTTGCGGGCCACGGCCATTGGGCTGCGCATATCATGTCCCGTGCATTCATTTGGGCTGGCGCACTCGCGTCGCCGTTCGCAATGCGTTGATGTGCAATTTATTTTCATGCCGTCCTCACCAAATCTCCTGCCTTCCATGCTTCAATGAACTGGCCATCCTTGGCGCGAATTTCCCACCAGTTATTTTGAAATTCCGATGAATTATCACGGGCATAACGCACAGCATCAGCCTGTTGATTAAAGTCCGCGTAATGCACACCGAAGGCATGGACTACAAAACGCATCATCTCGGCATCTCCTCAGCTAGCCACCTTGGCTCTGGAACCTGTATGACAGTGTCGCCTGACAACGTCAACCCCTATTCGCCATCACCCTCCAATAATATTCTGCATAGTCCAGTCTCACACCTAGCCGTCTTGCCTCCTTGCCAGCCGATGAGCGGTCAGGCTTATCGCGTAATAGGTGGATGATGTAGGTGGTTAGGGGGTGGTGGTCAGTCATCGGCCCAATCCGTTCCGATAGTCTCCGGTATTTCGACCGACACCGCGATATGGTCGTTACGGGTGGCCAGCCGGGAGGCGAGAGCGTAGGCGGCGGCTTGCCCCACAAAGTTTGCGTCATTGTCGCCAAAAATGCGCAAATGCGTAACGATTGCTGGCGGCGTGAAGGCCTTTAGCCCGTCCGCACTAATCAGGGACCAGCAAGGGATGCCAAAGCGCCGTGTAACGTGCAGAGCCGTCTCTATGCCCTCTGCCACCCCCATGACCTCTGCGGCGGGCGATAGGGCGATATACGAGCCATGCGGGGCCGGTCCCTTCATGATCTTCTTGGGCGAAGAAATATCAGCCTTCTTGCCGCTCTGCAAATAGGTCCGGTGGAAATTAACAACGTCGCCGTCAGGGTTACGCACCATTCCGATCATCGCCGCCAAGTATTTCACTTCCTCGTTTGCCACCCGCATTTTCGGGATGAAACGCAGCGCGTCGGAATATGGCCCATCAATCCCACGGTTGGCCAGATACAAGCCTGCGCCATTATCGGCCATCACCGGCTGGCCACCCTTCCAAATCTCCCGCATCGCCGCCATGCGCTGTTCTTCGCTTGGCTCGGCCCTTGGCTTATTGACTTCGCAATTCGGTGCCACTTCCCTGACCTTTTCTGCTGCCGCGCGGAATGATATTTGATGGGACAACATCACTAGCTGGACACCATCACCGGCACCGCAAGCGTTGCAATAGTAGGTGCCGCGCCCCTCTTTGTTGTCGAAACGAAACCGATCCTTGCCCCCGCATATCGGGCAGGGGGTTTGCTTGCCGGTCAGGAACGAAGGGCTAATACCCAATTGCGGCAGAATAGCCGTCCAACGGTTGCGACATTGATCTGCTATACCGATCATCATGCGGCCTTCCTTTTGGCGTAACGGATTTGTCCAGCACGGACAAAATTGCTCACTTGAAGCGTTGGGATGGCGGGCTTGTCATGCAAGCCCTTGGGCCAAACGCCAAACTTTTCGCGATACTTGTTAGAAGCCCAGCCCTTTTTGTATCCCTTGCTTTCCTGTATCCACAAGAAACCCGACCACCATTCTTGCTTTTGAGGCATCGTGTAATTCGGCTTTGCCCCACCGATCTGGACCAATTCGCCGTCATCCTCCTCTAGGTCGGACGTGACAACAGGCTCATGCTGGCAAACCGGGCAGATGCGGACCTTGGGCGGCTTGAGAAAGCCACAAGCGCCACATTCCTTGGGCAGGGGGTCGGGCTTTTCCTTTTTCTTCTCTCCCTTTTTTAGGGTGCAAAGCGGCGTGTCGGAGATGTCCGGGGGCAGGCCAAGGCGCAGCATATTATCGCTATGATCCAGAACCAAGCCATCATCAAAACCGCTGTTGGCGCGGATGACACGGCCCGCGATCTGGACGTGTAGCATTTTCGACTTGGTAGGCCGCGCGATGATGATGCAGCCGATTTTCCAGTCAATGCCTTTCGTCAAGGTCGCGATATTGCAAACTACCTTTGTTTCACCGCGCTCTAGTCGGCCCTGGATGCGGGCTCTCTCCTCCCCATCAACGTTCATATCGATATATTCGGCTGCGACGCCAGCGCTTAGAAACCGCTCCTGAACCTTTTTTGCGTGCGCTCGGTCAACGCAATAGCAGAGCGTCGGGCGGTCCTCCCCAAGTCTGAGCCATGTCGAAACAATATCGGCAATCAAGACCGCATTGTCCATGCGCTCGCCCAATTGCTTCCCGTTGAAGTCGCCACCCGTTGAACCCACGCCGGTTAGATCAGGGTGCGATGGCGCGAATACCCGGAATGGCAGCAATTTGCCGATGGTCGTCAATTCGTGCATGGTGACAGGCGTAATCAGGTCATCATACACATTGCCCAGCCCCTTGGCCCATGGCGTCGCTGATAGTCCGATGACTGGCTTGTCTCCCCATTCGCCTGCCCACTGTTTTTCCAGCCACGCATTACGGACGTGCGCCTCATCCACAAAGGCTACGTCCGCATCTGGCATCACGCCGCGCCGCTGCAACGTGGCTACGGACGCGACCTGAATAGGCTTCGACCAATCGGTGCGCCAGTCGTCGGCTTGAATGATACCGATGTTGTCCAATCCCAGCTTGCCAAATTCGTCGTATGTCTGGCCGACTAGCGAAATGGCATCCACGATGAACAGGGCGCGCTTGCGACGTTCGCGCATACGTTCGATAATGGCTGCGGCGATGCGGGTCTTGCCTCCACCCGTTGGCACCTTGAGCATAGGTCGCTTTTTCCCAGCCGAGAGGGAGGAACGAAGCATGTTGACGGCTTGCGTTTGGTGGTCCCACAGTTCGATCATTTTGACGCCCCCCGTGCAGGGAAGAAAACCACATTTGCATCACCGGCTGGATTTTTACTTTCTCCTTTAGAGTATATAAGAGGCGCGGCAAAATCTGCCGCTGGACTACCGGCAAAATCTGCCGCTAGGCTCCTGCGATAATCAGCCCGTTTTGGCTCCGCAAAAGATGACTTCATGCAGGCCAGTTTCACCTTGTCAACGAAACGATAACCGGTCGCCGCGCGCCGCTGTGTGGTCCGCTCGATATAGCCCCGCTCATCAAGTGATTTCATGGCATCGCGGACAGCGCGCAAGGATATGCCCAATGGGGTTGCGATTGATTGCTGGCTAGGGGCGACCGACATATATTTGTCGGCGCGCTCGCACAGTGCTATCAAAACGCAACGCTCGGTCGGGTTTATTTCCCTAAATGAAAGGATAACCCGGATACGTTGATAGCGCGTCATGCGGCAAAGGCCTTGCAAGACGGAACGCGGGCATATATAATAATCATATTCAGTGCCTCCTTCTCAGGCGTTGGATACCGGGTTGCCTACCCGATATTTTTAGAACCCCGGTGCCTACCAAGCATCGGGGTTCTTGCTTTTACACCAATCACCGGCTGGCATCAAGCGTTGCGCAAATCATGAAACGCGATCAGTTCCACCACTCGCGCCATCGTGAGCAACCCATTTTCGTGGGCGATCATGATTAGTTCCTTCTGCGCTGATGGCGGCTCTGCATTGGCTATAACCACAGACAGGATGGATAGGAGGCTATCGCGGGGTGTCATGCCTCCGGTGTCCATTGCTTCCCGCAGCGCTTGCAAACATAGCTTGGGCCTTTCTGGCCCAATGCCACAAATCTCGATAAGCGCCAGTCATGAAGGCCGACGAAACATCTAAGCCATCTCACAATCATTCCTCCTTCAAAACAGCATTGATAGCCTGCACTGGCACGCTAAACACAAGCGCTAGCAGGCCGGGTGAAGCGCTTTCCCAGCCGCGATGGCGCTGTCGTATAACGTCGCGCTCGTCGGCGGTCAGGTCCGCTATGGTGCGGGTTGGTGGGCGTTCCCAGGGTTTCATGGCTTGTCCTTTCCAGACAGTATCCGCGCCGCTGCCTTTATATCGCTTCCTAGAAAGATAAGGCCGAAAAATACTATGAGACCTCCAGCGGCGTCCATCATCATTCCTCCGTAATGGTTACGCGGACAATGCCGCCTTTGACCGGCTCGCCGCGTAGGATCGTGAAGCCAAAGCCGTAGTCATCGACACCCATGGTTTCCGCGATTGCGTCGATCCCCTGCTTGAAGCTGGCCAGCATATTGTCGAGATCGCGACGGCGCTTGTCCGGTGGGCAGAACGTGATATGCAAATGGGCGGTCTTTATGTTGCCAGCATCCCAATGCCAGAGCCACGTCGAGCGCAAAAGCAGGATGCAATCGGCCTTGTATGATTTGGCCGCGCCTTGCTTCTTGCGCCACGATCCCGGCGACGATGCGTTGGGGCGAAGCGCAGTAGGTGGCCATGGCAATTCGACCGTCACGCTATCCACGGCCAGCCCTCGCATATTGCGCCGCACGCCGACGCTTGCTTTCCGTGATGGCCTTCTCCAGCAGCGCGCGCTTGGTTTTCTCGCGCAGGAGTTGCAAGTCGAATTGCGCGGGGTTTTCGGCAAAGTCGCGGGTGAGCATTAGCACGTCAGTCATGGGGCTGCCCCTTCAGTCGAACGCGCAACAGGCCCATGCGGCGGATGCCGACATTTTTGCGTTCGACAGATGCCGCTACTCTGTCGCAAAAATCGCGCGGCCCGGCACCCACCCCATAGCCATCCGTCCATTGCGATGTCCCGTCTTCGTTGCGCCAGACGTTCATGTATTTAACTTCATTCACAGCGTTTTCTCCCATTCCTTGAGCGCCTTTTCCATGCGCGCCATCTGTCGCAATGATATGGTTTTGCGCTTTCTCGACCTATACCAGCTAGTCGGGAATATCCCCGCCAGCTTGCATAGTTGATACGGTGTGACACGCGCTGCGTAACAACGAGCATCAAATTTTGCGAGGTCGCCTTCTTCAATCATGGCGGCATTATGCGTTTTGGCCGTGTTCGCGTCAAGCGCTAAAATTGTTCTTGCGCAGGCGATAAATCAGTGCCATCTAGGGCGGGCAATCACGAAGGAGAAGGCAACGTGGCCATCAAGGCAGACACCAGCCACCCGCTGGATAAAATGCGGGAAAAGTTCCCCGAAAACCAAATCAGCAAGCTACCCAAGGAAACTGGCGCGCAGGCGAAGCAGCGCAAGGCAGCGCAGGACGCGGGCAACTGGCCAAAGAAGTGCGACGTATGCGGCGGCTATCACCACGAAAAGGCCGTGCATCTTGATTATGTCGGCCATGCCGCGCTGACTGACCGGCTTCTGGACACCGATCCTGAATGGTCGTGGGATCCTATGTCGCTAGGCCAGGATGGCTTGCCAGCCTTCGACCGCAATGGGGGGCTTTGGATCAAGCTAACGATCCATGGCGTGACCCGGCTGGGCTATGGTGATGCAGAGGGGAAAACGGGCGGCAACGCGGTCAAGGAAGCCATTGGCGATGCACTTCGCAATGCGGCCATGCGCTTTGGTGCCGCGCTCGATCTTTGGCATAAGGGCGACTTGCATATTGAGGAGCCTGAGCTGGTCCAGTGCATATCGATAGAGCAGGAAATTGAGTTGGAGGATTTGGCCCGCGAAGTCGATGCGGACGCGGGCAAATTCCTTGCTTGGCTGGCGAAAAAGATCAAGGCACCCGTGCCATCCTTCGCAGCCATCCCGGCAGTCAACTACACCGACGCCCGCAACGCGCTGGAAGCCAAGCGCAAGACCGCAACGCCTGAATTGGGCGATGACGGTATCCCTCATCAGTAAGGAGCGATCATGATTAACATCGCATTGGACATAGAAACCATTCCATGCCAAGACCCGGCTTACCGGGAGGCTGTCCGTCACAACCTGAAACCGCCCGGCAACATCAAGAAAGCGGACAGCATCGCCGCATGGCTGGCGGAGAACGCAGACGCCGCCATTGACGAAGCTGTAGCAAAAACCAGCTTCGACCCCGCACATGGCCACATTTGCTGTATCGGCTACGCCAAGGATGATGGCGATGTTGTCGCGCTGTCGGCCAAAACCGTCGCGGATGAGGCTGTTATCCTGAAAGCGTTTTTTGACGACATGCCGCCCATGGGTCTGGTGCGGATCATCGGCCACAATGTGTCGGCGTTCGATCTGCGCTTTATCCTGTGCCGTGCCATTGTGCTGGGCATCAAAATCCCAACTGCAATACCGCGCAATCCGAAGCCATGGGACGATACTGTTTTCGACACCATGACGACATGGGCGGGCGTTCGTGGCACCATCGGGCAGGATCGGCTTGCCAAGGCGCTGGGCATGGACGGGAAGGGCGATTTTGACGGCTCCATGGTCGCCAAGGCTTGGGCAGACGGGGAGCATGAGCGCATATCGCGGTATTGCATGGATGACGTGGAAACCGTGCGGGCTATTCACAAGCGCTTTGTCGCGGTTGGTTTTTAAGGAGGAATAACATGGCTGGATCAGTCAATAAAGTCATCATCGTAGGGAACTTGGGCGCGGACCCGGAAGTCAAGTCATTCAGCAACGGCGGCAAGATTTGCAATTTGCGGATCGCCACGTCGGAAAAATGGAAGTCAAAGGAGGGCGAGAAAAAGGAGCGCACCGAATGGCATAGCGTTGCCATTTCCGGCGACGGGCTGGTCGGCGTGGCCGAACGGTTTTTGCGAAAGGGCAGCAAGGTCTATATCGAAGGCCAGCTTCGCACCCGCAAATGGCAGGACCAGAGCGGCAATGACCGCTATTCGACCGAGGTGGCGGTAGGTGGCCCCGGTGCCGTCCTGACCATGCTTGACGGCCCGCAACAGGGCGAACGCCAGCAATCGAGCGGCAGGCAGGGCGGTGGCGGATCAATGGGCAATTCGTTCGGAGGTGGATCCGGCTTTGACGACGATCTGGACCAAGAAGTCCCATTCATCACTGGTGGCGGTAGCTGGTAATGAAACGCTCGCCCCTCAAGGCCAAACGCGACACCCCGCGCCGGTCAGAGGGGCGCGTGACGCATGAACGTATGCGGGCCAAGGCTACCAGCAAGACAGCAGCGCACAGGCGGTATCACACTTATGTGGCATCGCTTCCCTGCCTTGGTTGCGGTGTCCAGCCCGTATGCGTCCATCACGTCATTAGCGACGGCCACAAGCGCTTGACGAAAGATCATAGCCTAGTGCTGCCTTTATGCCCTTCATGTCATGCTGACGGGCCTACAGCGGTCCACAGGATAGGCACACGGGCATGGAACGCGATGCACGGGTTTGAGCAGCATGTCAGGGCTGCGGAATTATGGGAGGAATGGCATGGCAAAGAGTAGGCTTAGGCTAACTTATGATGAAGAACGCATGATCGAAGGGTATGCCTTAGCCTTGGATCATGTCATCTTCAAATTGACCGGCGAAAGCCCATCGGCAAAGTCTTATGATCCAATGCGGATCGAGGGAAATGTAATGCACTCTTACGCCTTCAACATGAAGGACGGGGGAAGGCATCACCCGGTTGAAGATTATCAGTCCGTTGGAGAGATTTTAGATTGCCTCCTGTCTGAAACGATTGACTACGTTAAAGAGGATGGCTAACGGCCAGACAGTGCGCCTTGTCGGCCCCGCGCAACGCAAGCTGGCGCATGACTTGATTGATCGTGCGCCAGATGGTTGCGTGGTGAATATTGCAGAGGAACGCCGCTCCAGCGCTCAAAACGCGCGGCTGTGGGCCAGCTTGTCGGACGTGTCGCGCGCCAAACCGGCTGGCCGCAAAATGACGCCTGATCGCTGGAAAATGGTTTTCATGCAGGCTTGTGGACACGCCGTGCAATTTGAGATTGGCCTGGATGGCGCGCCGTTCCCGATAGGCTACAGCAGCAGCGCGCTAACCAAGGCGCAATTCGCAGATTTGCTGACGTTCATATACCAGTGGGGCGATGAGCATGGCGTTCGCTGGTCGGAGCCAAATCCATACGCCTAGCCTTGCCCCCACGATCAACAGGACGTATAGAGGGGTTGTGCTGCGGCGTGGATGGACACGCTAGCCTTACTGGATGGCGAGCAGGTGAAGGTGGTTCGAGGCCAACTGCGCCATGTGGCGTAAACCAGCGTTGGGAAAAACGAGCCTGCGTAGCCGGTATCCAATCCGGCCAGCACAAACGAAGGCCAGCCGCTGAGTATTCGGAGGCTGGCCTTTTTGCTATCGGTCGGCATCCATCACAACACCGCGCCCCATTCCGCCATCCGCGCAATAGCGCTTTCCAACTGGCGGCTTTCCCAATCATTGAGCGCCCGCACCTTCGACAGTGCGTCCAGCCGTTCAAAGTCGGACTTGGCGCGGTAGTAATTGGCGGTGCAGCGATCAAGCGAATGTTGCGTGGTGATTTGTATGCGGGGCATTATGGTGCCTTTGCGATGATTTGCCCGACTGCCAAGCCAAGCGGCAATTGCAGGGCGAGCCATAGGATGAGGGTGATTTGGGCGGCGCTCACCGCAGCACCATCACAGCAGCAGGCCGCGTGATGAGCAGGACGGGGCCATGAAGCGCGCAGTTCCGAGCGCCGCACTGGGTGCAACTATAGTTGAACACCCGCACCGGCTCAGGCTCGACCTTGCGCGCGATCACCTCCTGCGCCCGTGTCCGGGGTAGCGTAGAGCCGACACCGTTGACGATGACGACGCGACTGTTGCCGTTGCCGACGCAAACGATAGTGCCATCTTGCGAAAGCTGCCGGAACGCATGTTCAACCTGCGCGGTGGTGTGGCCCGTGTCATAAGCGATTGTGCGGGAGAACGGCAGCACCTTGCCGATATGCTGGTTGATATATGCCAGGACGGCAACGCGGCGGGTCAGCATTTCTTGCGCTTTGGATGGTGATGCTTTTTTCATTTACCCGCCTCCAGTTCTTTCAAAATATCCTCCAGTGGCTTTATCAGCGTATATTCTGCCCGACCGCGCTTGCGAGCGCGATACCAGCTTTGCGGGTGCTTCCCGGCCCTTTTGCAAAGGTCGGGCATGGACACGCGGGCTTCATGTGCGCGGCGTTCCAGTTCTATAAGTTCAGGTTCATGGATCATTCGAGTATCATGCTTTGTCAGCGAAATGTTGTCAATGCGTTTTTTACATGTTGACGGGCGGTTTTCATTCTGTATGTTGGGGCCACACCAGCCAAACCCGGCAATGGAGGATGAGAGCATGGCGACGCAGCCCGATCCCGAAATCATAGACCAGCCAAGCGACGCGACCCGCGCGCAAATCCTGCTGTCCGACCATATCGTCGCTATCGACAAGGCTTTGCGCGCAGTCCGTGACGCTCGTCCTAACATGGTCGCGTCCATCGCTGACATGCACGAAGCGCGGTTGGGGCGGTATCGCCGCCAGTTGGTCGCCGCGTTCAGCAACGTGTTGGCGCTGCCAAAAGCTGCCTTCGTCCATATCCGCCAGTGGAACCACAACGCGCATGGCTGGAACGTCGAAGCGGCTTGTCGGGATGCGCTGGCATCGGCGGCGCGCGGCGGAAAGGGCGAGTATCAGCGCATGATTGCCGCCGCGACGGGGGAGGGGCTGTGAGCGACCGTCCAACCCTCCAAGCAATCGCCGATATGCCTTTCCCCGCATCCGAGCAGGCATTGCTTAAGCACTACGGTGTCGAGCCATGGCGCGAAAAGCGTGATGGCGTAGTCAAGTCGTTCAAGGTCCGCATCCGCTACTCGTGCCGTTCATCCGAAAGCGTTTCATACGATGTCGAAGCCGTAGATCAGGAAGAGGCAGAATACCTAGCCGACAAGTTATTCCAAGATGACAAAAGCATCCCGCACGATATCGATGTGGACGATGTGGAAGTGTCGGAGGTCGCTCAATGACCCGCCTAACCGCCCCACCGCGCGAGCCTGACGCGATCATTCAGCCCCTTACGCGGCTCCAGATCGCCAGCATCGTGGCCGCAATCATGTTTCTCGGCTGGGTGCTTTTGACGCTCTGCCCGAATGTTGGAGGTAATTGATATGGCGACGAACCCCGTAATCGAATTTCCGCCGAACCTTGCCGCCATGGTGCTGGCCTATAAGCGCAACAAATCGGCTGAGTATCTGGCCGACCGCAATGGCAATGGCGATGCGGCGGACGTGTTTGGCCGCAATGCCAGCGCTTTGGCCGATGCAATTGTCAGCCGCGTCGATATTCTGCTGGCCGTCGAAGGCGTAACGCTGGCCGACCTTGCGGACGCTGGCCTGTAACTCACATTTAAGGAGAACGAACATGGCAGGTGAAATTGGACTGGCGATGGGAATAACCACCGCAATTGCCTTAACTGTAGGCGTCGGCCTTTGGGGCTGCCCGACTTACAACGTCTATTCGCAGGAAATGGCAGGAAAGGCAAAGCTGGCAGAGGCGCAGTCGTCGCGCCAAGTCGCCACACTCGAGGCCAAGGCGAAACTGGAAAGCGCGAAGATGCTGTCCGACGCCGATGTCATCCGGGCAGAGGGAGCAGCCAAGGCGAACCGCGTTCTGCAAAACAGCTTAGGCGGCCCATCTGGATACCTGCGCTATCTTCAAATTCAAGCGATCGACGCCAAGGACGCCAGCATAATTTACGTGCCGACCGAGGGTGGATTGCCGCTGCTTGAGAGCAGCCGCCTCGCGCCAACCTCGCAAACCGCCGCCGAATAGGAGAACGAACATGCCATTTTTTGGATTGATGACCGTGCGGGCGCATAAGGCGGTGATTGCCGATAAGCTTGGCATATTGCGCGCAGAATTGGATAACATGGATGCGACAATTGGCCGGTTGCGGCGGCAGAACGCGCGACTGCTGGCTGACCTCGCCACACTCGAAGCCGAACGCGAACGCCGTCTTGCGCCACTGATCAAGGCGAACGAAATGCGGCGGGAGAAGGCTGCTCAGCGCAAGGCGGGGGAGGTGGCGTGATGGAAGTTGGACAACTTTTGGCGATGCCTCAATATGATTATGGGCTTTGGCTCTATCGCGTAGTCAGGACAACGCCTGCTCGCCTCTACGTCGAGGAAGTGGAGCGCCCCAATACGAGCATGTCAGGCCCAGCTACGGGGGCATACGGCACGGACCCAAAGCCTTACGTCAACCGTGACGGCAAGCACATTCCCATTCGCGACATGGATCATTTCGCCACAGCGCAAAAAGCTGAGTCTGAATATAGGCAGTCAATGCGCGATATAAAATCCACCGCCAAGTCAAAGTCGATTGCGGCATATGACCGCTACGTCGCCGCCTGCGCCTAACCCCCCCCCAACGCGGCAGGGATAACCGCCGCCCGGAGAATTGATAATGACCCGCCACACCACCAAAGGCCGCGACCCGCTGCTGGTCCCGGCTCGCACACAATGGCAGGCCGAACGCCAGCGCGGGCCGATACAGCCGATGCAGCAACCGCGCCGCTGGTGGCAGATTTTGAGGAATGAAGCATGAGCAAGGAAACGAGTGACGGGTTGCGAGAGGTTTTGACGTATCTGGACGAACGTGATGCGCCAACACATTGGGACGTGGGCGACGGGCACCGATACCCCATGAGTGTAACCGAGCGCATAGCCGCCCTATCCCACCCCACCCCAGCGCTTGATGCTGCGGCGGTGCGGGAGGCGTGCGCTAAGGTGGCGGATGATTACGCTCAGTTTCGCAATGAGGATGGTGTGCTTGTCCATCAGCGACTTTGCATTCTCGCGGCTGAGGAAGTCGCCGCCGCAATCCGCGCCCTCCCTCTCCCAGAAGCCCCCGCCAGCGTTGAGGCGGCGGGGCATTGGGACAGCGGCGCAGTCGATGCCGTCACACGCATAATCGAAAACTCTCTACAGCGCCACGGCATCAGCCTGTCCGACATGGAGGGCACACTGGACGACGCTATGGCGATCTTGGCCGCCCTTGCCGATCACGAAATAACATCAAAGACCGTTGATGACAGCGGGGAGGCGGTTGGCTGTCAGCAAGAGCCGGTGGCTTGGATGTATGTCAGCCATACGAATGGCGGAACCGAATTAGCTAAGGTTCGGTGGACGCCATCATGGAAAGAGGCAGAAGGCGGCTGGACCGAAACCCCGCTCTACGCCCAGCCCGACCCGATTGATCCGGCTTTTGGGGGAGGGGTGAAGTGAGTGGGGAGACGTGCGCGACGTGCCGGTATTGGCTGCGCGATGGCAAGCATGGGCGTGGCCTTTGTCGCCATAAGACCGTTCTGGGTCCGCGTAGATCACATACATGGTGCGGGGAACACACCACCCTCGCCGAAAGGAGCGAGCCATGAGCGAGCGGGATGCGATTGACCTACGCCCGTGGGGTTACGCGCCGGGGAGTTACTTTTTCAGGTGCATAGATTGCCCTCCACCTGAAAACATAACGGCGGGCGCGATGGGGGCTAAGCGATCAATACGATGCGAAGCTCACGCCGTCGAGGCCCGGTTCTTATCAGACGCCATCGAACGCGGCGAACACCTACCCGACGCCCCGGCACCCGTTGCCGATGCGATTGTGACGGACGCGGATCGGGAGGCGCTGGAAGCAATAGACGACGCGCTTGGCTTCCTCATGGATAATGAGCGCGCCATTGTGCTGCAAGCCTTCGCCCGACAGCGCGAACAGGCCGAGCGGGGCTTGAGGGAGGCATTGCGTCCTTTTGCCGAGTGCGCCGAACAAATCAGCGATGACGAGAACGATGAGGAATGGGCAAAGTTTCGCTTACTCATCAAGGATTATCGTGCCGCCCGCAAAGCACTGGACACCCGGCCATGACCGGCCACGACATCTGCGCCATGTGCAGCACCCCAACGGCAGCGGACCATGGCCTGCTATGCCCGTATCACCGCGCCGAGGATGACAAGATCGCCGCCCTCCGGCCCGCCAACCGCCCCGGCGTGGCGCATGTGTTCTCGGTTGAGCAGGGGTATTTGAGGATGGAGGGGGAGAGGGATGGGTGCTGAACGTTTGACCCTGTGGACCGAGGCAGAGGCGGCCAAGGAATTGCATGTCTCGCCGCGGACGCTGCGCAATCTGCGGGCCGCGGGGATGATCCGCTATATCCGACCGTCGCCGCGGAAAATATTTTACACGCCGGAGGATTGCGCGGAATATCTCGCATCCCAGCGCCGCCAGGATGAACCTGCATGTCCATCTACAAACCAGCGAAAAGCCGCTTCTTCCAGTTCGACTTCCAGTTCCAAGGTCATCGGTATCATGGATCGACTGGCTGCACGTCCAAGCGCGACGCCGAACGGTTCGAGGCCGAGGAACGCCGGAAGGCCGCGCTAGGTGAGAAGTCCAAGCCCGCTATCACGCTCGAAAAGGCGTGCGATCTGTGGTTCGATCGCGTGGGCCGGTTCCACAAAAACCACTACACCGAACTCTATCAGCTTGGGAATCTGGTCAAGGGGCTGGGCCGGAATATGATGCTGCACGATGTCACCCTGTCGGCAATGGACGGCTATATTGCGTCTCGTCGCGCCGCGGTGAGCAATGCCAGCGTCAACCGGGAGACCACGCTTTTGCGCCGGGTCGTCAACTGGTGCGCCGATCGGCACGAAGTCCCGGATCTGAAATGGAAACGCCTGATCCTGGCCGAAGCCGCCGAGCGTGAGCGCGAACTGTCCGCGGAGGAGGAACGGCGCTTGTTCGAGCATTTGCCCGACAGCCTTAAGGCGCTGGTGGAATTTGCTATCCTTTCGGGCCAGAGGCGCAGCGAGTTGATTGCCATGCGCTGGGCTGATGTCGAATTAAAAGAGGGCAGGGCGAAGGTTTGGGCAAAGGGTAGCAAGCCGCACAGCTTCCCAATGACGCCACGGATGATCGCGATCGTGGCTGCGCAGCCAAAAGGATGCCCGCAGGTTTTCACCTATATTGCGGAGCGCGACTCTCCCCCGCGGGAAGATCGACCGCGGCGGATCAAGGGCGAACGCTACCCGTTCAGCAAATTGGGATGGGCGCGCAAATGGAAGAAGGCGCTCAAGGATGCTGGGATCGAGAATTACCGATTCCATGACAACCGGCATACCGCGGGGACGCGCAACCTAAGGGCCAGCGGCAACCTGCGCGGCGTCCAGAAGCTGCTGGGCCATAAGGACATCAAAACGACAGCCCGATATGCGCACGCCCTTGAAGAAGATGTGCGGGCCATGCTGAATGTGACCGAGTCCCGGAATAGTCCCGAACCTCAAATTGAAGTTGGCAAAAAAGTGAGGAAATCAGCCAATGACGCGGCATAGTATTCCTGCTCCCAAAGCAGGCGCGCTACCAGACTGCGCTACTCCCCGACTGGCCAGCCCCTTAGGCTTAAGCCGGTTTCGAGCGCAAGTGAAAACTGCTTTGGCGGCAGGTGGTGGCAGAACAAGGCATGAATCTGCAACGAGAGTCCCGGAATATTCCCGAACTTTGTTCGCTGGGTGTTCCGCTAACCAAATCGGGCCGGAAACAGCGCGTCAACGCTGCCCGGCAGGAGAAGCAGTATGACCCAAGCGACATGCCAGACGTGCCGGTTTTGGAACAGGGCGAAGAAAGCAAATTGGCAGGACTACGATGGCAAGAAATCGTTCATCGTTAGCCACGCCGAATGTCGTCGGTACGCGCCCGCGCGGATGCCATCTGACAGCAAGCTATCGTCGTCGGTCTGGCCTCATGTCAACGCGACAGACTGGTGCGGCGAACACACCCCCGCCAGCAAAACGCAAGCGGCGGAGGTGGGGCTGTGAACGATGACATGCTGGCGCTGGCGGCGCGGGTCGAGGCTTTGGATGGGGCGGATAGGGAGGTGGATGACTTGGTCGGCGCGCTGCTAGGCCTATGCGCCCATCACAAGACTTCATTCGAGCGCTGTCAGGGTGATAGCGGCTATATCTGCGACGATTGCGGCGCGGATAGTTGGGGCAATAAGAGCAAAAGCGGGCAGCGTCTTGATGACAAAATCCCCCGCTACACTGCATCCATGGATGCAGTCCTGTCCCTGGTCTATAAAGGCGACGAGTGGTCCATTTCGACCCTCTACTGCATTGCCCGTGCAGAGGTCGGAATCAACCGCGACCAGCAGACATCGTGGACCGGCTATGGCGAACACGCCGGATGCAACCCAGTGCTGGCATTTCTTGCCGCCTCCCTCCGCGCTCGCGCCAGCATGGGAGGGGAGTGATGCGTCTGATCCTGACGTGCGAACCAGATGAGGCTGAGGCTCTTTTGAAGCTGGTAATGGATATCCGGCCAACATTCGCTAGGCACCCAGAGCGGATAGGGTGGGGTTGGCATTTTCGCATCCCGAATGGACGCACATTCTTCATCCGCGCGATCAAGGGCGGACTTTCGGCATCGCCAACCAAGGACGCATCATGACAGACGACGAAATCGAAGCAGAACTATCCACCCTCACCGACGCGCAGGTGCTGGCGATCTGGATGGACGCGCCGGACCCGGAGCGGCCCACGCGGCGGGAGGAGATTGCGCTGGGCGAGTGCGAGCGCAGGCATTTGGATTTCTGAGGGCTTGCAGAATCACCCCCAATGTTCTCCACCTGTTCCCATGGCCGCGATCATCCCCACCTTTGCGCAAACCATCGGCGCGATGCTCGACAGCAACGCCAACGTTAAAGCGGCCTGCACGAAATGCGGGGTCCACCAGGCCGTTGATCTGGCCAAGCTGATCGCGGCCAAGTCGCGCGATTATAGCCTTGTGAACCGCCGCTGCCCCTGTCGCCTCACCCCCGGATGCAAAGGCTGGAACCGCTTTCACTACAGCGCCAGCCATTCCACGCCGCTGCGGCCGCTATGGGTGGATGGTGAGGTTTATCCGAGGTGGTATGATATGATGGGGGTTTAATTCAGGGGTCACAAGCGGCGGCGCACCGTGATATACAAGCTGTGCGATGCAAGATCAATTGCGCCCGCTGCCCACGGCGGGTTAGCATAATCAACAGCGACTGTGTTAGTCGCGCTTACATACGCATTCAATATCAGCCCTTGCTGATCGACTGACACCGCTACCTCAACCGCATCGCCTAGTTGAGCACCTGCCACCGTGTAGGTTTGCAGACTATGCCCGCCGACAGCAATAGACGCCGGATCATAGGTCTGAGCGGACCGAACAGTATCGACGCCAAGGCCGCCAAGAATTGCCCAATAATAACTAGAACCGCTATTTATTGCACAAAGCTGAACCGAACCGCCCGCAGGAATGACAATAGAGGTCTTTCCGCTGATGCCATTAAAAGTCTGTACTCCATCCGTGTTGATGGTCACAGCACTGCCGAGAGAGACAAGTTCAAACCCAAGACCTATCATACTAGTTTTATTGGAGACGTTGGTAATGGTAGGCAGAGTAAAAATGCTGGTTCCACTATTGATCGGCAACACGCCCGCGCGCCCAGCGTCAAGCGTAATAGTGCCAGCGACCGCCCCAGCGACTCTTTTGGTTACGGCTTTATTGAACTGAATTAAGGACCCGCCTGGCAGGAACAGCGCTGCTATGTTAGGTACGCCGTCCGCGCTGACCAGGTGAAGATAGCTACGATCATCAGTCCAGTCATACTGGACGCCAACGCCGCGATAGTTTCGGGCTGTTTTAATGGCTCCGTGGACCATAAGCGTCGCGCTATCAGATGCGATATCGGTGATCGCTTCTTTGGTTGCGCTAAGGTGGCAATAAGAAGCTTTGCGCACCGCCACGCCGCAGAGCGAGGCCCCGGTCGTTTCGATCAGCTCAACTACGCTATTGCTCAGGTTTTCTATGTACAATGATGTTGTCGCATTTCCTTCAAGATCGAGGTGGGTGAACTTGGAATGGACAACCAAGCCAGAGCCTACCGCAGCCGAACCGCCTCCCGCGATGATTTCGAGATTAGGAAAGCCGTTCGTCTGAATGTTGACAGCGGTAGCGCCAGTTGCAGCTATCTCCGCGCCGCTAGATACGACGCCACTGATATAAAGCGGTTCAATGCGATCAGATAGAGTAATCGTTCCCGATCCGGTACTGACGCTGCGTGAGCGAACGATATAGATGCGGCCAGCGGTAAAGCCGTTCGCAGTAGCCGAAAAAGTCACCGGCATACCGGGTGGAAACTTGGATGTATCCCCCACGCCAACCGCCGTCGATGCGTTTGTCATCGTGGCGGCGATAGAAATTGAATCGCCGCCAAATCGATTGCATTGGAGACGACCGACTGTCGTAACCTGATTCATCTTTGATTGGCCCACAGCCTCAAAGACGATGCCGCGCTTGGTAAGGTTTCCTTGGTAAACGTAGATATTTCCGACAGGTAGATTGCCAGGAATCAATATCCCCGGCCAAAGGTCAATCGCCATGCGAAAACCGTGGCCAATCCCAGTGGCTTTATCGCAGCAAATCCAGATATTATTGACTTCGGTATGGAATGTGTTGACCAGATTGACGCCCCAATCGCTACAATTGCGGACAAAAATATCTGTGATCGAGCCATACATTACGCCCGCGACGTTTTTTGCACCTAGATCAAGGGCGCGGCTAAAGGTGTCGAAGCCGATATTGTAAACGGAAAAACCCTTGAGCGCCGCATTGCCGAATGCCAATCCCATTGCCTGCGTTTCAGCCGTGGTGCCGTCAGTAGGATAGTCTGCTGCCGCGACATTATTTCCAGCAATCGCCGGGAAAGTCCCATCGCCCACCAAGACAGTCCCGACGTTATCGGTCGAAAATGTCCACGGGTTATCAGCGATGACGCCATAGGTCATGTCGGGCCGCAGTCCCTCATATGCCAAAAGAGAATTGGCAGGCAGAGGTGCGGTCAGCGTGATGTTGCCCGCTGGAAGCATGATGATCCCGCCGCCCAAACTTAGGGCTTTGGTGATCGTGGCGCGGATCGCTGCATCAGTGGGTGCGGACACATAAAAGCGTCGGCTCAGATTGCCCAAAACTCCGTCAACCGACTGCACAACCCCCTCGTCCGCAGAGTTTGCGCCAAACAGTTTAGTGATCGTGCCATCGGGAATGGTGACGCCGTTCGAGAATTTACCCATTGCTTGATGCTCCGAAAGCTATTGCCTGATATTGGCCGTCTGGCGACTTAAACAAAATGTTGAGATATGGGCCGTCCGGTGCCTTGAATTGGACGAACAATGTGTCATCAGGAGCAACAGCCCCCGACCTGCGCCCCTTGCCACGCGGGATCATGGCGCGCAGCTTCATCCGCCGTTTCAGCGCCTCATAGTCGAGCGGAGCGGGCGGCGCATCATCAATGCTTAGGATGTCGTCCAACGTCATTTCTCGTCCCCCAGCGACAGCGCCCAAGTTCGCGCAGCTATAGCATAGGCGGCGAGTTCTGCCAACGTGTCCGCCTCTACTTGCACATATCCATCAGTTCCGGTGGCAGCTTCGGGCAGGATTTCAGAAATTCCGGCACCGTTACTTTCGGCTTGGGCAATGGCTGGGCAGGATGAACGATTAGCGGCCTTGGCCCGCAGGAGGCGAGCGCGAGCATCATCGCGCAAAGCTGCAATTTCCTTGTCAGCGTCATGGGCCTTCTCCTGATATTCCGCTTCGTCCTGCGCACGCTGGGTTAGCGCCATGTTAGCGGCTTCGATTTGTGCGCGCTCATAGGATGCACGACCCACGGCACGCGCTGCCTGCTCCGCCGCAAGATCAGCCTTATGCCCCGCGCGCAGGCTGTCCACGCGCCAGAACAGCGCAATGGCAAGGATGATGGGGATTGCGGGCCAGTAGCGTTTCAGGCTGGCAAGGAGGAACGGGATAAGGTTCATAGCCCTTCCGCCTTAGCTTTGGCCAATTGCCGGTCCTTGAGCGCGATTGCCCCCGCCGTCGCGCCGACGCAAGCCGCAAGGCCAGCCGGGTAGGCAAGACAGAAGCCCTCAAACGACACCTGAACGATACGCGCCCATACCAAGGCAGGCGCGGTGATGATGTAAACGATGGTGCCAAACGCGCCAAGGACGCGCTGGACCTCAAAATCGCCGCCTGCGCCCTTGAGTGCGTTTAGGATGGTCATGCGCCGCTTCCATATAGCTTGGCTTCCGCTTCACGCCTGCGCGTCAAGCCCGCTATCACCTTGCCAGCCGCCTTGTTCCAGCGGATGAATTGCCCCTGCGCGCCAGCATGATCGCCCTCTTTATGGAGGCGCAGCAGCGTGCTTTCCTTGAAGTTGCCCAGCCCGATATTGTAGGCCAGCGAAACCATTGCGTCGAATTGACCGGGTGTCGTCGGTGCCGCGCCAATCAGCTTAGACACGCCATCGGAAAAGCGCGCTACATCGTCGGCAATCGCATTATTCGCCTGCGCTTGCGTCCATACCAAGCCCGGCTTCACTTCCGGCCCGGTGTGGCCATAGCCGATTGTCCATGGATCGCCACCGGTCGCGGGATCGGGATAGGCTTTGAGTTCCAACCCCTCAAACGACTTGATAAGGTCAAGGCCAGCTTTCCCGATCATCCTGCCCATGTCTCCCGGCACGCTCAAACTGTCCAGCAGCGCGTCAATCCGCGCGACCTCTGCCTGCGTGTAGGATGGCCCGCCGCGCGCGGCCTTGATGGCGTCAAAGATTGCGGTTCTCATCCCAATCCACCCCATCCGTCGATATGTCCGCCAAAGCCTTCAATCACGGCTTTTCTCCTTGTTCAGCTTGTCCACGAGCCAAGGTATCAGAAAGTGGAAATACAGGCCATAGGCGGCGCAACCAACGAATAGGACGGCCCATTCCATTAACGCCCCCAACTGTCAAAATGATAAGCTGGACAAACGCCATGGCGGTAAGCGTCTTCCAATAGGTGTAGGGAGCCGATGCACCGGCAAGCCAATGCGCCCAATGGATCAGAACCTGGGTCAGGTAGATCGCGCCGACAGCCGCGCCGACACGGCCAAAATCGGGCAGGCGACGCCATGGGGCCACTAAAGCCGCCGCGCTCAAGCCATCCGTCAACGTGAAAAAGAGCCATGCGTCATGATGGCCGGTAGCCCTGACATAGGTCTCATTGACGCAAAAGTTGGCCACCACCACTAGACCGGAAAGCAGCGCCTCCCGATTGCTGGCCACGATGCACAGCACGATAAAGAGGGGGATGGCATACTCAATCATCGCTTTTGAGTATCATTGCGGTTGAATTGCTATGCTGCGCGATGTCGCGTTGCAGGCCGATGACTTGGGCGGTCAGCTTGCGCATTTCCGCGTGTAGGGCATCCGTCTCCTGCCTGCACTCCTTCCGGTGGACCTCGTAATCTGTTTCAAGGTTCGCCAGACGGTCGCGCAGGCCGATATTCTCCGATTGGAGACGGTCGATATGGTCGCCATAATCTTTGTGCAAGGCGGAAACGGCATCACTATCCGCGCGGCGACGATCAGGGATGCCCCTAATCCACCATATCAGCATAAGGAAGAAAAGCGACCATCCACCCCACCCCTTTGCTGCCTCGATAGAAATGCTTTCCACGATTAACGCTTCGACGGCTTAGGCTTTGGCCGGTTTGTCGGCGTTGGCTTGGGTGGCGGCGTCGTCCCGCCACTTCGGATCATGGTCATTTTGCGTCTCCATAGTAGCTATCTGCCGCCGTCTGCGCGTCGGTAGCGCCCGCGACCTTTGCGGACTGGATGCGGGTCACAAGATCAGCAGCGGCCAAAATCATGTTCCCCGGTATCGTGCTGTTCTGGACAATGTGCAAAAGCATTGCCCTGTCATCTGGCTTGTCTAGCGTCATACAACAATCCTTAAATCGCCTGCGGTGGTTGCGTATAGGTCGCCAGCTACCAAGCCACCAGACAACGCAGCCGCATTATCGGCGAATTTGTCCAAAGCCGCAACGTCCTTCATTGAAACACGGCCATTTGCGCGGCGAATATCGAGCGACGACGCGATGAACACGCCAGCGTCATTAAATCGTGCGATGGAGAAGTCCGAGCCGACATTGATGCCCGTTTCAGCGGATGCCGTAGCCGCCACTTTCCAGCGGTTGTCGTTGTTCGACAGGAGCCGCAAAGCCCGCTCAAATCCGGGAGCCTTGGTTACCGCCAAGTCTGCTTCTCCAGACGTTACAACGCCGTTCGAGTGCCAGAAATAGGCATTGCCAACCGTCGCGGTCGAAAAGATTTTCCACGCCTCTGTTTCCAGCCCGGAATACCACGATACCGCATGGCCCCAACCGGCACCCGTTAGCGCGATGGCAGCGGGCTTGATCGTGCCCCCGCCTACGTCAAGGCTATCATATCCGAAAATGATGCCCTTCTTCGCCGTTGCCCCGTTCGCCACAAAGTCGATATAGTGCGAAATGTCATTGGGGAACGGCTCGCCGCGCTCTGCATAGGTGCCGATACCAGCGTCAAGCCGGAAAATGCGCGTGGACCCCGGCTCGTTGTAATAAAACGGGTCCGTCAACACAGTCGGCCAGTAGCTTTCAAGCGAACATTCGCGCTGGATGAACTGCGCCGAACCGCTTGGTTCCGTGCCCGCCAACAGGTTCGATTGATCGTAGCCGTTCCAGCAATGCCGCGAAACCGGATCCTCATCGATCAGGCAATAGGTGCCCAGCGTGATAAGCGCTGCAAGGCCCGTATTCTCCTTCGACATGCGCGAGCCGAACCAGCCGGACACGCCGCCCAACTCGTTCTCGCACGAAAAGGCGGTCACGTCCGGGTAGTCCAGCCCCTGCCCGTTGACGATAGGCTGCATCGTGGACCGGCCCTTGGCTGCCTGCCCGATATACATGCGCCGATAGCCAGCCGTGTCGCCTACGGTCGTGGAGTTCAAATCCCAACGGTCTGTGCCGAAACGGACGGAAGCGCCGCTACCAGACGATGCGGCCTCGCGGGACATGACCAGTGTATTCGTGCCCCCGCCCGACACCACATAGACCGGCTCTGCAACGAACGAGGCATAGACGCCATCGCCATTGACCACTTGCGACCCGTCCGCAACCGTGATTGTCGCGCTGCCGGTGGTATGCGTTGCGGTTGTCGTGGCACTATTCTTCGGGTCAGGCCACGATGCTGCATTATTCCGGGCGATCCCCGTATAGGTCGGGGAGGAAATGGGCAGCTTGGTTTCCAGCGACGTTTCCAGCGCCTGCAAATTCTGCTTTGCGGTCTGGTTGTCGGGGATGGTGGATCCTGTAAATGTCCCCATGTTCGTTGCGCTGTCGGCCACGCCCAGCGCCGACGCATTGGCCTTGCCGCCCAGCGCAATCGTCGCGTCAAAGGCCGCGTCTGCCGTCGATTTCAGGTTCGTAAAATTGGCGTCCAACTCAGTATAAGTGAGGGGCGCACCCTTTGCGGCCCGCGTGACAATGGTTGTGGTCATGACGCATACGCCTTTATGACTGCATAGTTCAAAATGACAGCATCGGCCAGCGAGCCGCCCGTCATGTTCTGGATCACGACATCAAACGAACCGTTCGCCACGTTGCAGCACTCAACGCGATAAGCGCCGGGGGATGAAGCGCCGGACTGGACATGCACGATAACAACATCGGTTGACGAAACGGACGTATTGGCAACCGTGAAAGCCGTTGCTGAATTTGCCCCAAGCGCGGACCCGAATAGCGTAATGCGCCCGCATCGGGAGTTTATCGCAACAGCGGTGCCCTTGTCCGTCAACTGCGCGACAGCCCCACCAGCACCCGACCCATAGCCGAAAGCCCCCGTCACCCCGGTCAGTGCGGTGATGTCGCCATTCGCTCCGGACGATGCCACCCCAAGCGCCGTGCGAGCCGTAACCGCATCTGTCCCACCCGTCCCGCCCGACGACATCCTAAGCATTGATGATGCGCCGCCCGCTCCGCTCGACTATGAGGCGCTGAAACGGCGGATGAAGCTGCGCGCCATGATCCCGCGTGGCAAGGGGCGCAGGGCCGGGGCGGTTTCGTCTGAGGACACATTGTTTGTCCCGTTGAAGGCAACCGGCGGCGCACATCCAA